CTCAACTGGATAATATGTAGTGTATGTGAGCCTATCAATCTCGTCTTCGGCAAACTCAATTGCTTGAGTAATAACCTCACTAGAGATTATACTAGTATCAGAAATACCCAATGTATTTCTAACTTCATTTTCAGTCACATACACAATTATCACAATTTAAGCTGTTGCTGGTGTTCCTACTACTGTTAGGGTTGTAGCTCCTGTTCCTGCTATTGTAACTTTGTTTGTAGTTGAACTATCAATCACACACTTAACCTGAGTACCATCAGAGTCTGTTGTTGCAAATGCGTGATACACTTCTGTGAAATCAGATAGGATAACCCAATCTCCTGAAGTCACTAAAGTCACTGTGTAAGTTCCTTGAACAAATCCTGTTCCAGATTTTGATGCCCCTCCTGCTATTGATCCACCAGCTATTGTTGCTGTTTTTTCTGCTGCTGTCACGATAAATCATCTCCTTAAATTTTATTTTAAACATATACTATTTGTGCACTTGAAGCGGTTGCTGTGGTGCCATTTAATGTTATTGTTTTACTAGTTATATCGCTTGTTGGATTTAATGTCCCGTCTGCATCAACAGTGGCTATACAATGTATAACTTGCTTACAATTTCCAACTAACCATTTATCTCCTTGAGCCGCATAAGCTCCAGAATCAATATATCCTGTTTTATATCTACTACCATTCATTCCAACAGTAGAACCTGTTCTTACAACATTGACCGTTGTTGTTGTTGTCATAATACCATCTCCTTTTTTCTAAAACCTATAAGGGCAAAAGCCCTTACAAGCTATACTTTTCACCTTATACTAAGTTGGTTATACTTGAGTTGAATGTTGGGGCTCTACAAATCAAAGTTATATATTCTTTGATTGCAAACTTTTGGGAATCATTAGTTATACCGAACTCGAAGTAAGTTGGTTCTTGTAATGTTCTAACTTCCCAAATTGCAGTGTCTAAGAAATACATTGACTTGTATGCAGTTGTATTCGATAGGTATTGTGAAGGATAAATCTCAATTGCTCCTGTCATACCTAACCAAGTTATAGCCACAGTCCCATACTCTGTAACCTTTGTTGCTGTTTGGAGTATTCTCTTATCTGATAATATTCCTTGTAAATCTCTAAATGTTGCAGAATCACAGATTGCAATATCTGGTCTACCAGAATCATCAAATGCGTATTGGATTGCAGTATTGATTATGTCTTCTGTTAAGCTAACTCCTGTTGCGTCGTATGTGTTTGTTGTAGACATTGTTTCAACAATACCATTAAACTCTGTTCCATCAGGATTTTGAGAGTATGTGGAAGTTGATGCATTTCCGTCTACGATTAATGCTTCTTCAAGCTCTGCAAGTTCTCTCATTTTTACAAAAACTTCTGTTTGAAGTATGTTCTGAGCAAACTGATTGATTATGTTTGCTGAGGAATTACCATCTCCTTGAACATCAGAACCAATTAATGTGTATCCTGGAATTGCAGCCATTGCTTGACCTGTTACTCTACCTACTGCGTAAAGATACTTGATAGCAACACTTACTCTGTCATAGGTTGTGTTTGTTTCTGTTAGGTTGGCATCTTCAATTGCACAAAATGCTCCACCCTTAGAAGTAATAACATTATAGTCTGCTGTTCTACCGATGTTTGTTACTCTTTTTAATTTATTCTTAACAGGTGTGAACTTTCTTGTTCTGTCTACAAGAATTGGATCAACGTGTACTGGAGACATTGCATAACCTGCTGTTCCTGCTCCTCCAGAAGTTGATGTAGTTGCCTTCAATAAGTTCTCCTTGTAAATTGGGTGTTCATTGAAAAGTAAAGTTTTTAATGCCTTGAGCTTAGCGTGATTGTCCTCTCTGCTTACTGATGGGTCATAAACAATACTTCCTTCTGGAAGTGCCCAAAATGCGTCTTGATAACCGTTTGTTGATTTATACATTTCTATTCATCTCCTTTTAAATTAAATCAAATACTGATTTATTTTCTAGTTTAACATCTTGACTTACACCAAGCATTACTGATTTATCAGCCATTAATGATTTCTTAATGGGTTGGTTTTCTATTTTTGTTATTCTTTCCCCAAGTGTGCTTAATTCTGATTTCAATAGATTATTAAGCTCTGTGGACTTTGTTTCTAATTCAGACTTTAATAAAGCCAATTCTGACTTCAAGCTAGTATTATCTGACTTCAAAACTGAAATCTCAGATTTTAGGCTTGGTATCTCGGACTTTAAAGAAACATCATCTGGATTAGTATTATCTTCTGATACATTAGAATCCTCTTCAGATTTCTTTTTAGTTCCACAAGACTCTAAATAATTCTTTTTATCATCTTCAGATTCTAATTCATCGTATTTTTTCTTTTGCTCTTCAGAGAGCTCTTCATACTTCATTATATCACCGTTCATATTTTTTGTTGATTTAATTAATGACTTGAGAACAGGTTGCATTAATGCTTCTGGATTGCAAGGAGTTCCTGTCATTGTTACATTGATTAGTTTAATTTTTGATATTAAGTCTACCATTACCCCATTTATTTTCTGGGTTATGCTTTCTACTGCTCTCACAGCTACAGAAAAACCATTAAGATAGCCTTCCTCAATAGACTTCCAAATGCTATTAAAGTTCGGATGGTACTTGTTCACTTCTGCCTTGGCCCAAACCCCCTTGTCTGTGAGTCTAGCATCAATAAACTTGATTTCTGGGATTATCATATTTCCCTTTTCATCTCTGACTTTTGGGAATGCGAGTTCTTTGCCAAACTCATCATAGAACACCATATGCTCTATATCTCCTGTTATGAAACCACCTTTAGCAATTGCGGACATAATCTGGTTGTACAAGTCCTTTTGGGCGTCCATTGTTAGAACATCATTAGCCAAGTCCATTGCAGTTGTGGATATATACCCTTGAACATAGTATCTTTTATCAGACTTGAGAGTAATTATTTCTGGTTGAATTTCTGAGTAATAACTTACTTCTTGATTGAACATATTGTTTGTCATAATTAAATATCTTTTAGTTTTTATTCTTTATAAATAAGTATGAAAACTAATCCACACTTACATACACTACAGTTGATCTGCAATTTGAATGTGCAGGGTTTGTGTACCCTCTCCAATTGCTTTCTATGTCTATGAATTCCTTGTCAATTGGTATGGCTCTTTCCCTATTATATTTCTTGGATAACCTAATACACAAAGGAGAGGTTCTATCATCAATAACCGCCATCCAATACTTTCTAACCTTAATACCCCTTTTTTCTGCTTCCTTTGCTCCAACAAACTCTCCAACAGCATAGGCTCTTGCAGTTTCGGTTCTGGCTATTGCCTTTGCTCTTGTGAGGGTGGTATCGAATATATCTTTTATTTCAGACACCATTTGCTTTCTATCTCCTGTGAGTATATTCCTATTTATTGTGTCCCTTAGCTTGTTTGCGAGTTCCGTGTTCATATCCTTGACTAGATCGAAATTGTACTCTTTAATAAAATTAAGCACACGAGGATTAACACTATCAAAGTTAATCTGGAAAGCGTTCTCGATGTTATCAATTCCTTTGTAATAATAATTAGATACTGATTGCATAAGCAACTGATAAATGCCTGCTGTTATTCCTGTTTCCTTGATTATTTCTTCAACTCTTTTTGGAATATCAACTGGATTAGTCATACAATCATACCCACTATTTGTTTTTCTATTTTCTTGTAGTTTGCAAGTAATTCCTTCTCAAGCTCTGTTACCTTTGGAACATCCTCATCTAATGTTTTCTTCTTGGTGGGGGTATTGTCTTCATTATCCTCATTAGACTTGTCTTGTTTTTCTGGGCTTCTTTCATTATTAGTTATGTCCTTCTTTTCTCCGTCCTTGTCGAGCTTGTCTAACTGGTTATCAAATGAGTTACCGAACATAGATGATTGGGATTTGGGCTTGTCGTATTCCTCTCCTTCTATCTTTTCCATATTATCTTTTTGCCTGATTTCATTTAATGTCCAAGTAGAATTAAGCAACTTCTCATTAAGCTCTGCTTTCCTAAATTCTTGTTCAATATCATAATCATTATACTTAAATACAACTTTTTTTTCAGGATTAAGTTCCCAGATGATTTGGGTATTCAAATGATACTCTAATAGCTTGAACATTGGAGCGAGTGCCTTTCTCTTGAATATTCTTGAGGACTCATTGCTTGTTGAACGATTGGAGTTTTCGGTTATTCCCATTTCCTCAAGAGTAACACCAAATGTTTGATAAACGAGTTCTTGATACCATTTCTGTTGCTCTATCATTTGCATTTCTTTGGCGTTCATACCAAAATCCACATACTTGGCTTCTGTAGAGGTTATTGGAACATTAAAGTATTTCTTTCTGTTGTTACCATAAATATCTCTTTCCATTGTTAGGTTATTAAAGTAGGTTCTCATTGCATCTAATTGAGCTTTGTTTCCATCCATTACTGATATGATTCCTGTAGGAGTGTTATTATTTGCATACATATCTAAATTTACTTGTGCAGCATAAACAAGGGTTAGGATTATATTATATAATACTTGTACTGGAGAAGTTCCATATATGGAATCTGATGAATCGTTGGCTTTGATATACACTATTTCCTTCTTACCAAATGGAATAGGCCAGATACCCCCAGTCCAGTTGTATTGGAAGTATGCTGCAGTCTCCTTTAGATAATTATTATAGTATGCACTTATTTGGGCTTGATTGCTCTCAAGATCGCGGGTGTACATAACTGGAACATAATCGAGTCTGTTTCTTATACTTCCGTGTTCGTCTGGATTAATGAGCATTGTTGAACCATCAATTGTGTACAATTCCACTAGTTCGCCTTTACGATTATACACTTTTTCAATAACTCCTGAATCAATTTCGAATATATCCCTTACAACTGCACGTATTATGCTTCTAAACGATTCATTATTATCATTAGGATTGTTTATAAACTCTTTAATTGATTTTACATCCTCTTTAACCTCATCTTCTGTAAATCCTTCATTAGGCAGTATGTCCCACTTTGCAGAGGTTATTTCGTCTAGTAATGTTTTGATAACTGAAAATACGAATGGCGTTCTTGCAAGTCTTCTACAATTGAT